GCGTTGGGGTCAACGCGGGTATGGGTACGGGTCTTGCCCGGCGTCCAGGCAGTCCAGCACTCGCCGGAGTTCCGTTTCCTGCTCCGCGCGGCTTTTCGCTCTGGCGTCGTCGCTGGCGTAGGCGGCGTTGGCTGCGTTGGCTGCGTAGGCTGCGTCGGCTGCGTCGGCTGCGTAGGCTGCGTCGGCTGCGTAGGCGGCCGAGTAGACGGCGTCGAAGTCGGCGACGTTGGTGGTGGCGGTGGCGGCGACGTTGGCGACGCCGGAGGCGTCGGAGGCGTCGACGGCGGCGGCCTCGAGCTCTTTCGAACTCGCCATGCCGTTGGCGAAGCGTTCTGCAGCGTCGAGCGCAGCAACGCTGCGCGGGTCACGCATCAGGTGCTGCACCTGACGCGCACACCAGACGCCGTACAGCCGGATCGCGCGCTCTTCCCCTACCACGGCCCGCAGGCACCACAGCGCCCCGTCCAGGCCGATGAGGTCGAGAATCTCGCGCAAGTGCAGTGGCGCGTCGTCCGCCTGGGTCTTGCCCAGGGTGCCCTGAAGCACCTCCCAGTCGGAGTTGCGGAGGGGGTGTGCACGGAGGGTGTTCAGGGTGGTTTGCATGATGCTCTCTGTTCAGTGGTTGATGGCTCTACTTTAGCACGTGCTAAACCCTTGTCAAGCCCCCGGCGCGTGAATTCTTCATGCCAGGTGGCTGAAGTCGGGCGGGGCCACCTGCCGCTTCCGCTCATCGATCAACGTCTGCTTGATGACGCCGGCCGGGAGGTTGAACACCTGCGCCAGATCGAGGATCACGTTCATCTGTGCGGGGTTCTCCAGCCGCATCGCCTCGCGCTTCGCCAGCACCTTCGCGGCCAGATCGCCCGTCAGGCCGGTGTGGCCGGTCTCCGTCTGGGGCTTGATCGGCCGGCCATCTATCGCGGCGTGCAGGGCCGCATCGCGCCGTTGGCTGGCCATGGCCCGCGTGATGGCAGCGACGCTCAGGCCGTACCGCTTCGCCAGGTCGGCCACGGGCTCACCGGCCACACGGAGCCGTTCGGCCTCGGCCGCACGCTCCGGGGACAGTTGAGGCCCCTGGCGCGTGGGTGTCGTCCCCACGGCGCGCGCAGCAGCCCGTTCCAAGGCGCGCAGCACACTGTTGCGGTGCACCCCGTATTGGGCGGCCATGGCGGCCTGGGTGGTGCTCTCGGACGCAGCGAGCATTGCGTCCTCGTCCGCGGCGCTCAGTTTGCGCGTCCGAGCGGAGGCCCCGGCGGCCATAAGCTGCCGGATCTGGGCTTGAGGGTAGGGGTACCGCGTCGCCAAGGCTTCCGACGTGGCGCCGGCTTTCGCCTCGGCAAGGATCTTGAGGCGGTTGGGAGTGCTGATCGTATCGTGCATACTGTTTCCTGTGGGGCAATAGGTGGAGCAATAGGTGGAGCAATAGGTGGTGCATTGTACGTGTTTTGGCAAGTCGCTGAATGCACACTGCACAACCGTGCACCGCGCGGTGCGTGGTGCATAACCGCGGTGCGTGGTAGCAAAACAGGGCACACATGCACACATGCCCATCCGTGCACCATGGAGAGCCCCTTTAGGGGCTCCATGGTGCATGTGTGGGGCATGTGCGCGCCCCGGAATTCGGTGGGGCATTCAGTGAGGCATTCAGTGGGGCATGCGCGCGCCCCGGCATTCGGTGGTGCATATGCGCAGTTTCATGAAAGGGGGCTACCCATGTTGAACAACGCAAAAAGTCGCAGGTTCCTGGCAGTCAACGATTCGGGCTACGTTATCGGGGAACAGCACCCGCGGGCCAAACTGACTGACCGGCAGGTGGATGCGATCTTGGATGCCCTGGAAGAACGAGCCCGGCTGGTACGGCTGATGAAGGCCGCGGGCGCCAAGCCGGGGGCGATCAAGACCGCGGTGCGGCAGGCACAGATAGGTTTCGTGCACCTGGCACAGCAGTACGGCTGCAGCCGGCGCACGGTGCGCGACATCGGCGCTGGCAGCATCCGCTCCCAGGTGCCCACGCGTTGGGTGCCCCCGCGCAAGGGCGGATAGGCCCCGCCAGGCGCCGCAAACTGCCAACCATGGCTCACCACCCCTTCGACTGGCAACCCCTCTTCCTGGCGGCCCTGCAGCGCATGCCGGTGATCCAGTACGCGCTCGACCAGGTCGGCATCTCGCGCAGCACCGCGCACCGGGCGCGCAACACCGACAAGCTCTTCGCCGAGGCCTGGGAGGCGGCCATGGAGGCCGGCATCGACTCGGCCGAGCAGGAGGCCGTCAGGCGGGGCCGGGATGGCTACGAGGAGCCGGTGATCGACCGAGGCAAGCTGGTGTACCGCCAGGAGCGTTACACCGTTGAGCGGATCGACCCGGACACGGGCGACACCTTTCCGGAAGAGCGTTGGCGCTTGGTGCTGGACGACAACGGCCAGCCCGTGCCACTTACCGTGCGCAAGTTCAGCGATGCCATGCTGGGCCAGGTGCTCAAGGCCCGGCGCGCCGCGTACCGCGTGGAGCGCACGGAGGTGGTCAGCCCGGACGGCAGCATGACGCCGATGGACGACACCACGCGCGCCACGCGGCTGGCGCAGATCCTGGCCGCGGCCCAGGCGCGCGCCGCTGCGGACGAAGAGCCCGACGACTTCAGCCACCTCGCATGAACCTCGCCGAGCTGCGCGCCATCGAGAAGTACCTGACGCCGGCAGAGCGTGAGGAACTGAACGCGCTGCTGGACGCAGATTTCCGCAAGGTCCGCTGGCGCCCGTTGCCACCGAAGGGCGGCACCGGCAAAAGCCCACAGCACATGGCGCACGAGAGCCGGGCCGACATCACGGGCTACGGTGGCGCGGCGGGCGGCGGCAAGACCGACCTGATTGCCGGCTTGGTGCAGGACAGCACGAAGCACGAGCGCGCGTTGATCGTGCGGCGCGAGAAAGCCCAGACCGCGGGTGTGGTGCAGCGCTTGGTCGAGATCGTCGGAGGGACGGACGGGTACAACAGCCAGCACAGCATCTGGCGCATACCGAGCGGCGCGCTGACCGAGTTTGCCGGCCTGGACAACCCGGGCGACGAGCACCGGTGGCAAGGCCGCCCGCACGACCTCAAGGCGTTCGACGAGGTCACCGAGATGCGAGAGCACCAGGTGCGCTTCATCATGGGATGGACGCGCACCAGCAACCCGAAGCTGAAGGCCCGGGTGCTGATGACCTTCAATCCCCCGACAACTGACGACGGGCGATGGGTGCTCGACTTCTTTGGCCCGTGGCTGCAGCCCTCACACCCCCTGTTCCCCACGGCGCCCGGCATGCTGCGGTGGTGCGCCATGCTGCCCAACGCACAGGGCGGCAGTAAGGACCGCTGGGTGGCCGATGGCCGCCAGTTCGTGTTGGTGGACGGCGAGCCCTGCTACGACTTCGACCCTACGCGCTACGAGCCGGAGGACATCATCACGCCGAAGTCGCGCACCTTCATCCCGGCGCGGCTGACGGACAACCCCATCTACATGGCGCAGGGCTACATGAGCACCCTACAAGCATTGCCAGAACCGCTGCGGTCCCAAATGCTCAAGGGCGACTTCATGGCCGGCGTGAAGGATGATGAGTGGCAGGTGTGCCCGAGCGCATGGGTGCAGGCCGCCATGGACCGCTGGAAGCCCAGGGCACCGCGCGGGGAGATGCTGGCCATGGGCGTGGACGTGGCGCGCGGCGGCAGCGACAGCACCACCATCGCCACTCGCCACATGGACCCCCAGGCCGGGCACGGCCTGTGGTTCGACCGCCCGAAGGCAGAGCCCGGCAAGGACACGCCAGACGGCGCCGCGGTGGCCGGTCTGGTGATCGCCAACATGCGCGACGGCACACCGGTGCTGATCGACATCATCGGCGTGGGCGCTAGCCCGTACGACATCCTGGACACTGGCGGCGTGCACGTGCTGGGGGTGGACGCCCGCGAGCGAGCGCACGGGCCTGACAAGTCGGGGAAGCTGACGTTCAAGAACTACCGCACAGAAATCTGGTGGCGGATGCGGGAAGCGCTCGACCCGGACAACGACACTGGCATCGCGCTGCCGCCTGACGAGACACTGCGCAAGGAGCTGTGCACCCCACGGTGGAAGTCTCTCGGCATGCAAATCTACGTGGAAAGCCGCGAGGACATCATCGCCCGCCTGGGCCACTCGCCCGACACGGCCACGGCCTACGTCATGGCGCTCATCGACGTGCCGAAGCTGCGGATGCTGCGGGCGGCCAACGTTGCGGCCGACGCCCTGAACTACGACCCGGTGGCAGCCATGCGCAGGTGAGGGCGGATGCTCGACCACCCCCGGCCGATACTCGCGGCGCGCGCCAGTATCGGCGCCAAGGGGAAACATCATCTGCATGAGCAAACTCAACGTGCCCGCGGCCGCCCCCGCCGTGCCACTGCAAGAAGCCAAGCTCGCGGGCCCGCTCGCATCCGCAGCCGGTCGCAAAGTCGGGCAAGGTATGGCCGGCGGGACGCTGCTGACCTCACCCTCCGGCGTCGCGCGCTCTGCGCTGGTCAGCGCCGCCCCTACCCTACTTGGAGGCTGAAGCCATGTGCGCACCTGCCGCTGCCGTATCGCCCCTGTTTGGCGGGCTACCCCTGGCCGTCCGCGGAGCGAAGGAGGTGGGCAAAGCGCTCACCCCTAAGATCCCTGCCATGCCTGTACCGCCCGCGCTGCAGGAGCAGAAGGCCCCCGACATGGCCGCGGCTCGCAAGCGCCGGCTGACCTCCAGCACACTGCTGACGGGCCCCGCCGGGGTGGCCACCGGCGCGCTGACGACGGGCGCGCCCACGCTCCTGGGGGGTTGAGCCGTGGCCGATATGACCCCGTCGGAAGGCCCCATGCTGTCGGCGCGCCAGCGCAAGCTGCAGCGCAAGTCTGCGATGTTCAACGAGCGCTCCAGTTGGATGCCCCACTGGCAGGAGATCAGTGCCTACCAGCAGCCGCGCACGGGGCGCTTCGTCAGCTCCGACCGCAACCGCGGCGGGCGCCGGCACAACAACATCTACGACAACACGGCGCTACTGGCCGCACGCACGCTGGCCGCCGGCATGATGTCTGGCATGACCAGCCCGGCCCGGCCATGGTTCCGGCTCACACTGTCAGACACCGACCTGCGCGAGGTGGGGCGCGTTAAGACCTGGCTGCACCGCTCGGGCGTACTACTGCGCGAGGTGTTCGCGCGCTCGAACACCTACCGCGTGCTGCATGCCGGCTACGAAGAGCTGGGCCTGTTCGGCACGTGGGCCACTGTCGTGCTGCCCGACTTCGACACTGTCGTGCACCACTACCCCATGACCATCGGCGAGTACGCCATCGGCGTGGACCACCGTGGCATCCCCAACGCCCTGGCCCGGGAATTCGAGCTTACCGTGGGCGCTGTCGTTGGCCAGTTCGGCCGCGAGAACGTGAGCCAGACTGTGCGCAATCTCTACGACCGGCACAACATGGATTCTTGGGTGCCGGTGGTGCACATCATCGAGCCGAACCCTGGCCGCGATAGCTCGAAGCTCGACAACAAGAACATGCGATTCGCGTCGCACTACATGGAGCTGGGCAACGAAAGCGACAATAGGTTCTTGGGTGAATCCGGGTTCAAGCGCTTCCCCGTGCTGGCCCCCCGGTGGTCGGTGTCGGGCCAGGACATCTACGGCAGCAGCCCGGGGCAAGAAGCGTTGGGCGATGTGAAGCAGCTTCAGCACGAGCAACTTCGCAAGTCGCAGGGCATCGATTACCAAGTGAACCCACCCATCCAGGTGCCCACGGCGTACAAGGACGCGGCCAAGTCCCGGTTGCCGGGCGGCGTCATGTTCGTGGACGAGAACCAGGGCAGCGCCGGCGTGCGCTCTGCGTACAACGTGCCCATCAACCTCCAGCACTTGCTGCTGGACATCCAGGACGTGCGCGAGCGCATCCGCTCGACGTACTACGCCGACCTGTTTCTCATGCTGGCCAATGACACGCGCAGCGGGGTGACAGCCACCGAAGTGGCCGAGCGCCACGAAGAGAAGCTGCTGATGCTGGGCCCGGTGCTGGAGCGCCTGCACAACGAACTGTTGTCGCCCATGATCGACCTCGCGTTCGACTACTGCCTGGAGGCCGGCATCCTGCCCCCGATCCCTCCCGAGCTGGAAGGCATGGACCTGAACGTAGAGTTCGTGAGCACGTTGGCTCAGGCACAGCGCGTGGTGTCCGCCCAAGGCATGGACCGCCTGCTTGGTACGTTGGGCTCGATGGTCACGCTCTACCCGCACGTGACCAAGAAGGTGAACCCCATGCAGGCCATCGACGACTACGCCGAGATGTACGGGGTCAACCCTGAAATCATCGTGCCTGACGACGTAGTGCAGCAGCAGGTCGAAGCCGCAGAGCAGGCGCAGCAGGCGGCCAGCGCGGCTGCCGCCGCGCCCGCCGCAGTGGACGCAATGAAGACGGCAGGGGACGTCAACGCCCAGGGGTTGGGGAATGTGCTTGACATGTTCCAGGGGTACAGCACACCGTCCGCAGGGTGAGGCGGATGGTCTGCAAAACGTTGCGGATACTGCGCCCGTGAACGAATTCGACCCCACCGACCTGCACGCCATTGGCGCCGCCAAACAGGCGGCCGAGGCGCAAGCCAAGCTGGCGCACGAGCAAAGCGCCCGCGACTTGTCGGCAGTGATGGCCACCCCGGCCGGGCGCCGTGTGGTGCTCGGGCTGCTGACGGCATCCGGGGTGTTCAGCTCGGCGCCTGCCGGGTCGCCGACTGTCTACGAAGATGGTCGGCGCGAAGGCCGGCGCGACATCGGCCTGGCGCTGCTGGAGTTCCTCCAGGGGCCGTGTCTTGGGTCCTACGTGATGATGCTGAAGGAAGCTGACGAAAATGTCTGACACCACTGCCTCTGACACCCAGGCCGCGACCACGCCCGATACCGCTGTGGCTCCTCCGGTTGCCCCGGCGGTTGCCCCGGCGGTTGCCCCGGCGGTTGCCCCGGCGGTTGCCCCGGCGGT